TTAGAAATAATATTGTTAGCAAAATCTCGTATCGCTATAACATCCAAACTGCTCTTTGTTTTAGAAATGATATTGTTATTTAAAGCCCAAGTAACAATTGTATTCAAACTACTTTTAGTTTTAGAGGCCATCTCTAAAATTATAGTTTTAATTTTTTCTATTAAGATACTACTCTTTGTTTTTGTTTCGCTTTCTAATTCACAATCTAAATAAGAATCATAATCAACTTCCCAATAAGCTGTTGTTAATCTTATTTCTTCTCCTGCTTCTAAATTAGCCCCTCTAACAACAATAGCGTTTACAGTGCTTGCTCCTGAACCACCTATCTCTAAATCTTCAGGCTCCCAAGGATTTCCTGTATGGGGATTTGTTGTCCATGTTGTAGAATACCACGCATATGAATCAGTACAAGCACTTACATCTCCATTATAAATATCAATCCCTACTCTTAATCTGGGATAATAAACTAATGCTGTACTAGCTGAAGTTTTTCTAGGTCTTCCATATATTGTAAAACTGTTTATTGTTATTACATCACTTGCTGTTACTCCACTAAAACCAGAAAAACCAAATCTTTGACTAGCATTTGCATTTTGAGCATAAATATAAGTTGTATCTTCATCAGGCACAACTTCATCAACCATAGCCCACCTAGAAGTTCCAGAAGAAGGAGTCCAAACTGCTGTATCGTCTGACTCAGGTCTTGCAACACTAGTAACACTCATTTAAAATATCTTCCTCAACAAATAAAGATCCTATTATTTGCTCGTTTTCTTTCACCTCTGTTCTTCTTTGGGTTTTAAAATATTCTTTTAATAAAGAATCAAAATAATCTTTATTGTTTATTTTTGTCTCTTTATAATCGCCTATCAATAAATATAAATTTGTTTTTTCTTTTGTTTTATTACCCCATAATCTAAAAATTATTTTAGCTTTTAAAAATAATTCATTGCTTAAATAATTTTCTTCTTTAGCCGAAGTTGTTTCTTTTAAAAAAGACCCTTCTTCTAAAATTATTTCTTGAATTATAAAATTAAAGCCCTTTTCTATATCTATTGTGCTAGACATTATTACTCGTCTCCGACATATTCTGTTGTATCTATACCTGTAGGAGTCATTCCAAAAGCAAAAGAGTCTACATATTCTCCTAACATCTCTGCACTTCCACCAGCTCTGCCTTGATAATCTCTCGCTAAAGAAGCAAACATTTTAGAGATTTGTTTTTTATCTACTTCTAATGCAGTAGATATTTTAACATAATACGCTTTAGGAGCCGCCCCTGCAGCAAGAGAACGACAACCATCTGCCGCTGCCAACCATACACTATCACTATTGAGTTCTAAAAAAGAATCTATACTAGCATCAGAAAATACTTCATCAGCTTCTGTAAAATCATATATTAATAGACGTACTTTTCCTCGATCTGTCGCAGGATCATAAGTGAAAGCCATTTTTACTCCTTATTTTCAGTTTTCTCTTCTTTAATCTCAGATTTCTCTTCTTTATTTTTTTTAGTCACAGCCTTTTCTTTTTTAGGCCTTCCCTTCTTAGGTTTTTCTGTTTTGCCAGATAAAAGTATAGCTATCTCATTTAATTTATCTAATATTGCTAAATTAGATATAGCAGTAGCTTTCCACCACGCATCTTGTCTACTATTTGCCCTACTAGAAGAATCTTTACTAAAAAGATAACCATCTATATATTTGTCATCTAAAAGTTCTTTTAACGCCTTTTCATTATCGCTCATTATTTACTCTCCTCTATAACTTCTGCATTTTCAGGTATTTTTTGTTCTTCTTTTTTTGGCGCACTAACTTGACCTTTCGTTAAAAAGTTTTGATGTTCTTCAGGACTCATAAACTGTCCTAAATCAACATTATAAACCCAATTTGCTGGAACATTTAACTTTGCTTTTTCTTCATTTACAATCATTTGTTCTTCATTCTCTACGTTATTACTTTTGAATTGAAGGTTTTCTAATTGTAATTTAATGTTTTGTTTTGTTACTTCTAATGTCCTAACTTTCCATAAAACTTCTTGACTTACTTCTCTCATTGTTGTTGCTCTCCTTTGATCTAAAATTCTCGATTTAAAAGCTATATTATTTGGTTCATTAAGTAGTTCATGTGTTGGCTCAAACCCTTCAGGCAAAACTCTCAAAGAATTCTTTAAATAAAAAACAGCCGTATTATAAATATTAGGATCTATAACCCTTACATAAGCTGCATGAAATAAAGTAGACCATAAAGGACACATTCCATCATAATGAGATAACATTATAGCTGTGTGGACATTTGCCGCTTCTGGATTGTGCATAGCAGAAGCTGTTACCGCATAAGTTCTATATAGTGTATCGTGTGGAGCATAATCTAACGCTTTTGTTATATGCATTACTGCTTCATTTTGATCTTTAGCCGAACCATATTGTGCAAAATGATAAGAAGCTAATGTTCTTTTGCAAACGCAATTCCAAAAAAATGCACATATCAAACCTAAAACAAATAAAACTACACCTATACTAGAACTAAATACAACTATATGTGGACATGTGATACCAACTATAATAGCACATGTAACCCAGAAATTAATCGCTGACGAAGGTATCCTCAAAGAGAAAAGAAAGACAACATTAGCTAAAATACCTGTCAGATTCGTCAATAATAACAACATCAAAAAGAATGATACTCCGCTTTGTACTGCCAAATAAGCGAATCCTAATTTAAATATAGTTATTACTAGTAGACTAAAAATTGTAAAGCCTACTATACCAAATTCCACAAGATGTTCGAGATAATCATTGTGGCATTCTCTTGGTTGAGGAGTAATATATCTTGTTGGTCTTAAAAAATTAGGATTTTTCTCGTTTAATTTTGCTTGCGCTCCATAAACTTCCCTTCTATAAGACCACATTCCCCAACCAAATATTGGCTTTTGTTTTATTAATTCCCAAGCAGCAAGCCAATAACAGAACCTATATCTTAAAGTTGCAAACCAGACTTGTTCCCCTTGAGGGTCAATATCTGAATTCCAGAAAAAATCCCAGTTTTTATAAAGTAACCAAGCTGCTAATCCTATACCTATTATTGTTATAGATAAAAGAGTGTTGGCAACTATTAGCCCTGCAGGATAATATCCGAAAAAACCAGCAACTATTACGAAGAACATTAAAGAACTTACTATTCCTGTAAGTCCAGCTCTTGATTTTGTTAAATATAAGCCTATACCGCAAAATATTGGTAGGATCACCAAAAAAGGATGGATTGTAAGGCAAGTATATACCCCTAACCAAAAAGAACTTAATAAATAAGCCGATAAAAAGTTAGGATTGCCTACTGAACCAATAGCATTTGTAATTTTTCCTCCCTTCTTTATATTATTAGGGAAGAACCAATCTATCCCTTTTGTTTGTCCATAACTATATAAAGAACAAAGTGCCGAAGCTATTGCAATCGCTAAAGTGATAATACCAGCATTGCTTATATTTATATATGTACACCCTATCACAAAAAGAAAAATAAGAGAGGCTTGTAGGCCTAGTTCTTTAATTCCATTATGGATAGGTTGAGTCCATGTTAAAGTTAAAGTTATATATGTTAAAAAAAATATCGCTAAAATACTAGGGGCAGCCAACGAAACAAGCCCATTAACAACCCCTAGCACAACACCCAGGGAGGAGAGTATACCCAAGGCGAAGATCTGGGGCAGCGAAAACGCATTAAATACTACTCTCGGTAAAAATATTAAAGGGATTAACCCTATACAAAACAACAACCAAATCATAATAGCTCTCCTTCTTTTATGATGGTAAAATTTCTATTCGTTTTTATTTAATTCTATTATTAAACTTCTTGTTTCTCTAAACCCTTCGTTTACTTCTTTTCTCAAACTAGTAAATTCATCCTGAGTTAATTTTCTTTGTTCTATTTGTTCTATTTTTATACCAGACATTTGCTGCTGTAAAAGAACCTTGTCTTCTTGATATGTTTCAACATGAACAAATTTCTCAGGGTATTCAGCTCGTATGGTATCTACATGAAAAACCAACCAACTTATAAAACCTATGATTCCTAGCACTACCGCAGTTTTCAGATAAGGGTTTATGTTCAGCATCAAATTTTTCTCTTTCTTAGGCATAGCTCTCCTTATAAGTTTTTAAACACTTTCTAAATAATATGTTGAACCTACACTTAAAACTTTAGTAGCAGCAGCTTTATTTACAAGTCTTACAGTATAAGTTGTTCCTGCATCAAAAATAAATTCATCTCTATCACTAGTTGAATTACCTTCAGCTTGTTGTCTAACCCCTCCAGGTAAATATTCTGGTGGACCTATTGTTGTTCCTGAAGCAGTAACAACAGGATTATATAAAACTGAAACTCCGCTGGTTTTAGAGGAACCTCTCTTTTTATTATAACAAACTAAAGATGTTCCCCCACTTGCTGTTGGTCCTTCAAAAATATAAATGTAAGCATCGCCACCATGACCTACAAAAAAAGTAGCATGCATTTCTTTATCTGAGGGGACTTTAAACATAAGTTCTAATTTCCCATCATCTACAACACCTTCTTCTAAATGACCACAAATATATGCATCACCTTTATGTATTTCATTATGTAAGACATCTATTGCAGCAGAAGAGTTAGTTATACTATCAACAGTTTGTCGATTTCCATTTTTATCTATAATTATAGTTTTTGTTTTTTGATTCCAGCTCATTATTCATCAACCCCATCTTCAACTTCTTCTAACCAAAAAACTATATTGGGTGAAACTGCACTAGCTGTTGGGTTTTCAAACTCAAACATCAAAGCTTGGTTAGGACTTAATATTGTCCATTTAGATTCATAGGGAATACCCCATGTTCCTATTGTTTTATTTCTTATTATAGTACCTGCTGTAGAAAATGTTGGGTTGTCATATAATGTATATACTGCAGATCTTCCACCTAAATATTGAACGTGAGGATTTCTGCTACTTATAGACATCAAAGTCCCTGTTGTACCAGTAGGTTCTAAATAAACTTTATATTTTATCGTATCGTTTGTCTCAACAGAAACCTGAAACCATGTTTCTATAGTATTGCCAGAAGTTATTCCAATATAAGTTTTTGTTGCTCCTGCAGCTATCGTTAATCCAGAAGTTTCTGCTCGAAAAGATATTCCATTTTGAATTCTAGCATCATGAATATCAGAAACAACTAAAGAACCATCAAATTGAATATCTTGAAAGGTATTTTTTGTCCCCCCAACAATTTTTGTTTTTTGATTCCAGCTCATAAAACTCCTTATTCAAAAATTAAGGTCCAGTTAACTATAGCTGTAGAAGTGGTGGCAGATCCGTTATTTGGAGCCGCTATAATTCTTAGCCAAGGGAATATATCTGGGGTAAAAGTTGCAGAATCTATACCATTAGATTTAGGGCCGCTAACTGACGTTCCAGAAGTTCTTATGAAACTTGTGCCTGTTGGTGTAACCCAATAAGAGGTTCCTGAAGTAGTTATCCAATTACCTTCCCACGTAATACTTACGCCACCACCTGATCTTCCTGTATCTCCATAAATTCTCGTCCAAAGATTAAAATTACCTTCAGATGAAAATGAATTTACATCTATAGGATCAGAACTTATGTATCTAGTAGCTGTAACTCCTGTTAGGTCTATTTCGCCTCTTATTACTGTTTTCGCCATAATTTATCCTCCTTTCCTATTTTAAAAGAGGATTATTAAGCTGTACCGATAGCAGTATAATGAATTGAAACAGCAGATCCAGCAGCAGCACCTGTTAATGAATCAAACACATAAATATTTACACTTGTAGTTCCAGAAGATGGCCATTCAGCATCAGCAGCAGATACACAAGTAACATAACCAGTAGCATTAGACTTTTTCAAAGAAGTCTGCAGTAATACTTGATGTATTGTAGTAATACCTGTAAATTGCTGAGTTGTTGCGCTTGCGGTGATAGAAGTTGTCCCTGTGGCTATAACTCTATCATCAGTTACATAAGCCGCAGAATAACCGTTATCATTCTGAACGCCAGAAGATGTTAAGGTAGCTCCAGAAGTCCTTACTTGTGCAGCATAAACTTCTGTTTTATCTATTGTAGTTCCAGAAGCTAAAGTAGTATAGGTTGTCCCTGAAGTGATCCCACTATTTCTAGACCTTCTTGAACTTGTATTTCTATTTGGTCTTGGCATTTTCTCGTTTCCTCCTAATTATTTTGTTGTTTTAAAACCCTATCGAGAGAAAAATGTAACCGTCTTATAGGATTTGTTGGAGATCTTATAAACTTAGGGTGCTTTGAAACACCCTAAGCTATTGATTTTTAACTTGTTAATTTATAACTATGATTACTTGAAAGCGCACCAGCTTGTCCGTATAATCTGACCTTGTACCGAGCCTTTATGTCATTTGTAAAATTCATAACACCAGTAGTATCAGTAAAAGTTTGCAGAGGCCATACTTCTGACCAAACAAAATCTTCCTTAAAATCACCGATGTACCATGTAGATGAACTCTGAGCAGTCACATAAGGAGATGTTAATGGCAGGAATTTCTTCTTGTAAGTGTTCACTGCATTCTCATTACCTTCTGGGACCAAAGTAGAATTAACCATCTGCTCTGCCTGTGTCCAAAGATCAAAAGGGAAAAGCCCTATAAGCTGAGATAAGCTCAGAGACACATAGTTTCCATTTTCGTCTTTCTGGTTGTGTATAAGCTTCATTGCTTCGTTAAGAGAACTTTCACCAAAAGCGGAACCTGACTTAGAGTTTGTTCTATAAACACCTGAGTCTGAAGTCCTATAAAAAGCTTCTGCTACACCTGAAGGCCTGAAAACATCACTATTGATATCCTGGATAGCTTCAACTATAAGCTGTTCACGATACTGAGCTGCTTTCTTACCTATTCTAGAAGCCCTCATCAGAAGCTGACCTGTTTTGTCAAAATGGACTGCTTCCTCTGTTACAGAGATAAGCCTACCATACTTCTTGTGAGGAACCGTGGTGTAGTTCTCACCCATGTCGGAATCCTTGTAAGATGCGCCTTGAAGAACTTCTTCTGGCATCTCAACTTCGTCAAACCCAACAAAAGTCTCTATTTCCATGTTTGAAGGGACTGTGGTAGCAAGTCTGTCACCTATAGTCTCTACATTTTCATAACCATCTCTTATTTTCTTACTGATAAGTTCTCCAGAAATCTTAGGGAACATGTCAGAAGAAAGAGCCTCGTTAGCGGCCTTTGGAGTACCGTCTTCGTGCCTTTCTACTGCTTCCCATATCTCTTTAAGGGACATCTTATCTACATTTATCTTGCCAGCCTCTAACATATCATGAACTACAAGGTGTGTATTTTTACCTTGGCTTTCATAAAGATCTCTAAAAGCTGATTTTGTTTCATTTCTAAAACTCATATTGTCTTCCTCCTAATTAATATATTGTATTGTCGATAGGGCTTATTAACGTTCCTATGGTCATATTCACTGAAGATTTAAATGTACCATATTCTGCTACCATCCCTATCCTTTTTGTACTTGAACTTTCTATTGTAACTTTTTGACTATCTAATGTTACTCCTGATCCTGCCGGAGTAACAAAATACATAGGTTTTGCTGTTCTAGAATTTTTTATGGGGTAGTTGAAGACTCCGTTAGTATAAACCGCTATCCTTTCTGTTACCCCTGAATCAGAGTGCCATGCAGCAACTCCTAAAAAATTCTCTTGTGCTAATGTCTTATTACTTTCGAGAGTACCTGTTGATCCTGATATTTTACTAAAAGGATAACCGTAATTAGTTGCTGTTGAAGCTCCTTTAGTTCTAAGACCATTTACACGATCCATAAAAACCAAGTCGCCTTTTTCAATAACTATATTACCGTAAACATCGATTTCCGCAGTTGGAAAACTCTGTGTAGATCTTAATACTCTTCGATCAGTATCAGCCATTTTCTACTACACTATGTCGCCAGTAGTAGTACCGCTAAACCTAGTTATCAGTGTAAAGTCAACGTTTGTTGCGCCAGCTTCTGTCTTTATTACTTTACCTATTGTAGTACCAACTATCTTAGTAGCTGCTGTTTTAACAATAACTATTTGATCGTAAGCTGCTGTTGAACTAGATGTAGCACCAGAAACAATACCGCCAACCGTTACACCACCCTGATTTTCAAGAGGGAAACGGAAAACTCCTGCTGTACAAATAGGAATATCTTCTGTAGTTCCTGATATAGAGCCTTTGTCAGCTACACCAGCAAACTGTTCAGCATAAACACCCGCTGTAACATCTGCTAATGAAGTTGCAGGATAAGCATAATGATCTGCTGTAGCTACTCCTGTCATTGCCGCATCTGTTTTACTTATAAACATTAAATCGCCCTTCTCCACCACTACATTTCCATGTACAGGAGCAGCGATCTTTTTTGTATCACCATAAAGGTATCTTTGATTTGCACTCATTTTGTAACTTCCTCCTTATTTAAAAGTCCTTTCAAAAGTTTTCAGAACATCCTCTTCTTTTTTAGACTCTTTCTTGTCTTTGTCACTAGCATACTTAAATTCGTCACCAGAATTCTTTACTTCACCAGTTTCTTTTCCGGTCCAAACTTTTTTCCTGTCTTTTATAGCCGCTTCAATTCCCTTCTCATCCTTAGACATAAGATCTGTCCAAAAATACTCAGAGATAGCATCGTCAGGAAGTTCACTATCTTTAATTTTTTCAGTAATAAAAGCCTCTTTAGCCGCCTTCAGTTCCTTGGTCTTGTACTCATCATTTTCTTTCTTGAGTTCTTTGTTCTCATCTTCAAGATCAACAATCTTTGTGGTTGCTTTTTCATGAGCTTCTTTTGTATCCGCCAGCTCTTTATCAAGATCTTTATTCTGAGCCTCAAGCTTGGAAGTCCTGTCCTCATCTTTGACCGCATTTTCGATCTTCTCTACGATGTCAGGTCTGTCCTTTTTAAGTTGGTCTATAGTTAATCCTTCAAAATCCATTTGTTCCTCCTTGTTTATGTTATCCTTATTTTTATTGTCCTTATCTATATCATTCTTCTTTGCTTCTTCTTTTTTTGTTTTATCGGCATCTTCTTTCTTCTTTACTTTGCCGTTTAGAATTTTATTGATCTCTTTTTCAAGATCATCCAGAACACTTCCGATCTCATCTTTTTTAACCTTAAGAGTTTTATCTTTGTCTCTTAAAATCTCATCAACGATATCATTAGCATCCCATTGAAGTCTGTCAATAGCTCTTTGTTTTTCTCTTTCTTTCATTTTGTCAGAAAGAATCCCTTCATCTAAATCAAGTTCATCATAAATCGCTTTTATTTCATCTTCTTCTTTTTCTGAGGTATCACTCTCAAAAAAATTATCAGTAGTAGCAGCTTGGGATACTAGATCCACTGAATTAAGACGATCTATATCAACTATAGATTCTTGACCTGTTTCTGGGTCCTGAAAAACTTTAACTCTTGAATTAATGGAATTTCCAAAACCTTTCGGCTTTAAAATAGCCATATCATAGACTAAATCCCAACATTCTTGAGTATCCCTTACCTTAAGATCAGCAAAAACCTTTTCGCCTTCTTTTCTAGGATTGTAAAAAACCCCAATCCAATGATTAACATTTCTAACTCCATCTCTATCTTCATACTCTGTCTTAGAAGGATGATTCGCATAACAAGCTGCCCCTTCTGTAAGAACTGATAAAGTTTTCATAGCTCTTTCACTATAAGTATAGCCATTTTTGCTATGAGGAGTTCCCATTACACACATATTCTTGATTGTTTTGTTTTCAATATCGATATTATCTTCTTTTATTCCCTCGAAAATATCAATGTTTTCAGTTACTTCTCTGGTCAAAACTCTATGACCACTAAAACGTTTTTTATCCATATTGCCCTCTATCCTTGGTTTGACCAAACTACTTTTAGAGTTTCTTTTCTCTCCTGCTTCTTTTTTGCCTGTTTTTGCAGTTATCACAGCTCCCTGAATGTGAGCTTTTTGTTTGGCTTTGTTTCTTGATTCTTTATCACCACAAACGTAGTAATACTTTTTGCCACTTGACCCCCAACGGGCATAGCAGCCTTTTTTGTCTTTTGACGTTTTTACAGGCATATTTTAATAAATTAAAGGTTGACTTTTGACAAATTTAATGATATGATAGAAAATACAGCGTTAATAAATTTAATTATTATACTACTATTATAACATATTGACCCCCGTTTTGAAAAGGCTAAATTGAGCAAAATGGCAGGTAAATTGAGCAAAATGGATTTTTAGGCAAAGAAAAAGGCCAAATCCGAAGAAATGGCCTCAAAAATAAAATATGGTGGGTTTTATTTTACAAATAAATAGGTCTTACATCATGAATTGTTTGGTTTCTAATTTCTGCAATAGCAAATCCAAGTTCGACAGGGTTGTACTCACCTCGCTCGGCATATGAAGTTACTCCATTCTCAAAACTTTTAAGAAAAGAACCTGTATTAACATACCATCTATGATCAGGATGAATATAATCTTTATTGTAAAGGTTTTTTGTGTTTTTCTCTAATTCTTTCTGAGTTTTCTTATCGGCAAAATCTTTATCTAAGTATTGAGGTAAAGTATAAGCTTGAGTTACATCTTTACCATCATCAGTAATATAAAGTTCTGGCTCTGGACCAGAAACTATAAGCCTATGTGAATGTCCTTTAGCGGCCAAAGCAACGCTACCATCCATATCTCTTAAATGTCTTTTCAATATAAGTTGCATGTTAGTCTTTCTTCTCTTTGCATCATCACAATAAGAATTTATTACTTTGCGACCATGCGTATGGAAAGTCTTAAACATCAACCTCCCCTTTTTATCTGTAAAAATAAACTTAGCAACCCAAGTTCCATATTCTACTCCTAGTTCATCACAAATATATTTAGTGAGATTTCCAAAACGATGCAATTTGTGTGGATGATTTCCGTCCAACATGGTTAACATTTTATCACTTATTTTTTTATAATTGGAAATTACCATCTTTGCTTGTTCAAGAGGAATAGGTTCTGTGCAAGTAACCGGATCATATCTGGGATCATCCACACATATTGCCTCTAGACAATCGCCATGATGAATTATATAATTGTGTTTTGCCTTAACGCCCTTATACTTAGAATTAACCATATGCAAAAACTTATCAAAACCTTTTTCATAACGTAAAAGATTCCCAACATGGTCGTCACCCATCAAAAAAAGATTAAAGTCATCAGGCATTTTTCTAGTTATTAATTTCATATACTCTCCTTTTAAAAGTTATTATTATAATACCAACACTGAAAAGTTATCAAATTCCATAAACTCCAAGAATAGTCTTTCTTTTTGCTCATATGTTGATCAACCATTTGTTTCATAACACTATAATTAAAAAGACCTTGTGATTTTACTTTCGCTTCAGATAAATATTCTCCCAATAAAAACCTAAGATCTTTTCTTAACCAATCGGATATTGGAACTTCAAAACCAGATTTAGGCCTATTAATTATTGTATCAGGCAATATATCTTTAAAAGTTTCCTTTAAAATATATTTTTGATGATTTTTGTTAATTTTAAAACGAGAAGGCAACGTAAAAGCAAACTCAACCAGTTTATGGTTTAAAAAAGGAACTCTCACCTCTAAAGAATTATACATGCTTGCTCTGTCTACTTTAGTTAACATATCATTAGGCAATAAACCTTTCACATCTAAATATAAAGTTTTTGTTATGTTATCTCCTTGGCAAACCTTTCTATCTTGAGAAAAATATTTTGATCCTAATAAACAATCTATAGCTTCAGAATTTTTCCTCCAATTGTTATATCTTATTAATAAATCTTTATCAAACCCTTTTGTAAATTTAGAAATTCTGCGTAGTTTTTCTAAATACAGATCAGACCTATCTTCTGGCAATCGCTTTAAAACTTTATCAATAAGAATTCTTACAAAAGATGGGACTTTATTGTAATATTTCGCTAAATATTCTCCTCTGTGTATGCGATAACCTCCAAAAAGCTCATCTGCTCCATCTCCAGATAACATAACAGGCGCATGTTTTACTGCATATTTAGACAAAAGATAAAAAGGCAATATTGAAGAATCTGCAAAAGGCTCATCTAAATTAGATAAAACCTCTGGGACAATATCTATTATGTCTTTTTGAGTTAATATAAATTCATGATGATTAGTTCTGTGAAAACAAGAAACTTCTCTAGAATAATTTGTTTCATTATATAATTTATCTTTAAAGCCTATAGAAAAAGTATCAATAGAAGGAAAAGAATTTTTAGACATAAGACCTGCTACTATGCTTGAATCTAAACCTCCGCTTAAAAAACACCCTATAGGTCTATCCGCTACCATCCTATTACATACCGACTCATTTAAAAGACCGAAAAGTTTTTCTTTGCTTTCTTCAAAACTATCAGTAGATAAATAAGAAGGGATATCCCAATATGTTTGTGACCAACCTCTTTCCTTATTAAAAGATATATACTGAGCTGGTTGAACCTTATAAACATTTTCATAGATTGTTGCAGGAGCAGAAATATAATTATAAGACAAATATTCTTTTAAAGCTTCTTTGTTAATTATTTTGGCAATATGGTTACTTGCAAAGATCGATTTTATTTCAGACCCAAAAACAATTTTATTTTCATAGCAACAATAATATAAAGGTTTAATACCCAATCTATCTCTTGCAAGAAAAACTCTTTGTTCTTTATTATCCCAAATAGCAAAAGCAAACATTCCTTCTAAACAAGATAATAAAGAAACTCCTTGTTCTTCATATAAATGTATCAAAACTTCTGCATCTGTATTACTGGAAAATTTATGACCTTTTGATTCTAATTCATTTTTTAAACTTTTATAGTTGTATATTTCTCCATTAAAAACAAGAACTATAGATTTGTCTTTACTATATAAAGGCTGATTTCCTGCTTCAGAAGTATCAACAATACTAAGCCTTTTATGCCCTAAACCAACATTTTCCGAAAAATGAAAACCCTCATTGTCCGGTCCTCTATAAGCTATAGTCGAAACCATTTTTTTTACAATATGTTTTGGTATCTTGTTTTTAAAATCTACTATACCACAAATCCCACACATTTTACTCTCCTGTATAATATGGTAGTCCTTTGGGCCTATGAATATTTTGCCTGCAGTTACAACAAGTAGAATACCCATCTTTCAAATCTATATCTAATAAAGGTGTTGAACAAGTTAAACATTTATTTTCATCTTTATATTTTTGTTTTATCTTTGGCATTTTTTTAATGCTTCTTTCTCTATTTTTTTGAGAATGAACCTCACAATATATAGATGCTCCCAAAGCAGGTCTTGAGCAATCTACACAAAGATGTTTTTCTCTATGTTCTTTTTTATATTTTGCGTTACCCATAAAACCTCATTTGTGTCATATATAGACCATAAAGACCTTTAATGGTTCATATATGACCCATATGTGGATCATTTTTTATTTCTTCCCATTTTCCTTCCCTATAATCCCAAATACCGCTAAGTTTTTCAGTACCATCTTCTGTTATAACTTCTAAGACTAGTCCTAAAGGATGAAAAAATTGCTTATTTACTCTTTGCAAAAATCCATCTTCTCTAAATTTTTTAATATCTATTTTTTTGATTTTTTTCTTTATTTCTGGGAAAGACATAATAACAATATATTGTTTATATTGCTCGTTTGGAGCTTTATAAAGAACTTCTTTGATTGTTTTCTCATCGTGATCAAAAATTTTATCTCCTTCTTCTGGATAACCAAATTTTACTCTTTCGGGGTCTATCAATTCAAGAAATACTTGCCTACAAGTCTTTTTTTTATCATTGTGAACATAACAATCAATATATTCATCTTCATCAATATCAATATCTCTTATTATTAATTTTCTAGCCATTTTACTCTCCTTTATTATTTAAGTAAACTGATTTAAATTTACTCCAGGTCCTTTTGGTTTGTCGGAGTTTTTATCAGGTTCTTTTTGTTTTGGGTCTGGTTCTTTTTGTTTTGGGTCTGGTTCTTTTTGTTTTGGGTCTGCTCCAGGTTTGCCACCAGAATACTGATTTGCGGGTGAGATGGCGAGTTGGAACGGATCAACGAAAATTTCCATTTCACTTTCCTTCTTCATATTCTTCACTTCAGTTTCAAAATCTAAATTCTCTTTTTGCATCCAAGTTTTTCTAGATAAAGTTTTATTCCTAAACTGAATTTCCCTTGCTTCATTATTCTTTTTAATGTCTGCAGTAATAAGAGGAGGATATTCAACAATACAGTCTAATTCTCCACGGTCTATATAATCAGCCATAGATTCTTTTCCTGCGTTCTTTTTACTTTTCTCAGGCTTTGGTAAACTACCATACATCATTTTATTATAAATAACTCTAGCATAAGCTTCTTTATAAAGAGCATATTCGTAAAAATCTTGCCAATCTTCAATCTCTCTAACAAAGGGGTTCTGAGCTATCATTGAGCTAGAAAAATTTGAATTTGAAAAATCCGCTGTTAAAAACATTTCTGGTAAACCAACTCCTGCAGCCACAGCAACCAACATTGAACGGCCATCATCCTTAACATCTTGCGCCTGAATATTAGGAGAAAGCATATCATATTTTATACCTCTAGTTGCAGTTAAAACCGTTCCTTGCTCATAAGCTTGTACTTTATTGTCATTATTATCTTGATACTTACTTGCTGTTGCATCTCTTATAGAAGTAAGAGCATTTTTATCTCCTTCTATTGTTTTAATAAGAGCAATAGCTGACCTAACTTTATTAAGAGCAATTCTATCATCTAACCAAGAATTATATTTTTCAATCATAG